CCCCTACGAGCCCGCAGATGAGGAGCATAGCGAGGCTCCTGAGCCCTCTGACATGGTTGTCTGCATCGACGTATTGGAACACATCGAGCCGGAGTTGCTTGACAACGTGCTGGACGACCTGCAGCGGGTCACTCAGTGGATTGGCTTCTTTACGGTTTCGATTGGACCGGCGAACAAGACGCTGCCAGATGGTAGGAACGCGCACCTGATCCAAGAGCCTGCCGAATGGTGGCTGCCGAAGATCATGCAGCGATTTGAATTACACAACTTCCAGAAACGTCCTGATGGCTTTTCTGTGCTTGTGGGGGCGAAATGAGCATAACTAACTACACCGAGCTGCAGACAGCGGTTGGGCGGTGGCTGCAACGCACTGACCTGTCAACGCTGATCCCGGACTTCATTGCGATGGCGGAGGCAGACTTCAACCGCAGCCTACGGCTCCCAGGGCAGATCGTCCGGGAGGACTTTGATGTGTCTGGCAAGTGGACTGCATTGTCCGGTCTTGCCGCCCCGATTGCCGACATCCGCAGCGTGAAGATCACCGCCTCGGGTGTCAGTCGGGCGCTGGAGTTCATTGCGCCTGAGCAGACGCACCAATTCTACGTTGCCGGCGTTCCTAAGTTCTACACGCGGCTGGGCGATGAGCTCGGTGTCTTCCCTGCGCCGGATGGCACCTACACGCTTGAGGTTGAGTATTTTAGGACCATCCCGGCACTCGCGAGCAATAGCACCAACTTTCTCCTGACGCAAGCCCCCGACCTTTACCTTTATCGGGCGGTCATGGAGGGAGCCCAATACCTGCACAACCCGGAATTACTTGCGCGGGTGGCTCCGATGTTCGACCGGGCGCTTTCCGGCATCAAGCTCGAGGGGTCTGGCAAGCAGTTCGGCAGCAGTGCACCAACAATCAGAGCGGGGTAAGACATGGCAATTGAAGCAGCCACGTATATTAGCGATTTGGTCTCCACCAATCCCGAAGCAACCGACAACGTAAGTACCGCAGATGACCACCTGCGGCTAATCAAGGCGGCTGTCAAGGCAACCTTCCCGAACGTGTCTGGCGCGGTCACTCCGACGCATACTGAGCTTGGCTACGTCGCCGGTGTCACATCTGCGATCCAGACTCAGTTGGACGCCACCGCAACACTTACTGGCACAGAGACATTCACCAACAAGACCCTGACAAGCCCGACGATAACCGGCGCGGTGCTGAACGACGGGTATACCGAGGAAGTCTACGCTGTTTCTGGAACGACTCCGGCACTCAGTCCGACAAACGGAACGATCCAAACGTGGACGCTCTCTGGCAACAGCACTCCCACTGCAGGAACCTGGGCAGCAGGGCAGTCGATCACGATGATGATCGACGACGGGACAGCCTACACGGTTGACTGGTCATCGGTATCGGTGACCTGGAAGACGGGCAGCGGTGGCGCACCAACGCTTAACACTAGCGGATATACAGCAATTGCGCTTTGGAAGGTCGGCAGCGACATCTTTGGCGCCCGTGTGGGGGACGCCTGATGCTGACAAGCAAGGTGCTCGGCGCGAAGGGCGCGGGAGTGGGACCATCACCCTATATTGCCGTCGCTCATTCAGTCTCTCTGTATATATCGGTTTACAATTGGTCCAGCGGGTTCGGGTCCAAAGTTTCAGACCCGGCTACACTGCCGCCAAACTTTGCGCAGGGCGTAGCATTCAGTCCCGATGGAGCGGACATTGCTGTTGCTCATGGCACCACCCCGTTCGTATCAGTTTACCCATGGTCCAGCGGGTTTGGGGCGAAATACTCCGATCCGGCTACATTGCCAACAGGCACAGGGCAGTGCGTAGCATTCAGCCCAGACGGGGCAGACCTGGCTGTCTCTCACTCCACCTCCCCGTATATATCAGTTTATCCGTGGTCTAGCGGGTTTGGGACGAAATATTCCAACCCAGCCACATTGCCAGCGGGCACAGGGTATGGCGTAGCATTCAGTCCAGATGGGGCGGATATTGCTGTTGCTCACGCCGGCTCCCCATATATATCGGCTTACCCGTGGTCCAGCGGATTTGGGACGAGATATTCCAACCCGGCTACATTGCCGCCAAGCACGGCGCGCGACGTAGCATTCAGTCCGGATGGGGCGGATATTGCTGTTGCTTCCCAATTGACCCCGTTTATACTGGTTTACCCGTGGTCCAGCGGATTTGGGACAAAATACTCCAACCCAGCTACATTGCCGTCAAACACGGCTCTTTCCGTAGCATTCAGTCCCGATGGAGCGGACATCGCTGTTGGGCATAGCAGTTCCCCGTATATCTCTGTTTACCCATGGTCTGGCGGATTTGGAACGAAATATTCTGATCCTTCCACGTTGCCAGCGGGCAATGGGTATGGCGTAAGGTTCAGTCCAGACGGGGCAGATATTGCTGTCGCTCATAGCAACAGTCCTTATATCTCTGTTTACCCTTGGTCTAGCGGCTTCGGCACAAAATACTCCGATCCGGCTACATTGCCAACGGGCGTAGGAAACGACGTAGCTTGGGCGCCGCCAACGTAATCAGGAACATTATGCCAGATTTAATCAAGACTCAAAGGGAAATCCTCGCCATGTCGCTTGAGGCCCGTGACCAGGAGGTGATGGGTTATCAGATAAACATCGATAATTACCGGCTCGCCATCGCCGACATTGAGGCGTCTGGGGACACGGACCTTTCCGATTTTGCCGAACAACTCAGGGGGCTCTTGAAGTCGGAGCTTCTTGAGCAGAAAAAGTCAAAGGTCATGCGCCGAGTGATTGCGCAGCAATTGGAGCAATGATATGCACATCAAACTGACAAACGGGGTTCCCACCAGATACACGGTCGGGCAATTGCGCCGCGACAATCCGCAGGTTTCGTTCCCCAAAGACATTCCACCCGGCACTCTTGCGCAGTTCGGTGTGTTCCCCTTGTCTGCAACCGACCGACCGCCGCACAACGAGCTTACGCACAAGGTTGTCGAGGGAACCCCGGCGCAGGTCAATGGAGCGTGGCTGCAAGTCTGGGACACGGTTGCCCTCACGCAGGGCGAGGTCGCAGAAAAGCTTGCGCAGATTCAAGAGGACATTGTGGATGCTACGCAGCAGCGGCTGGACGACTTTGCTCGCACAAAGGGTTACGACGGCATCCTGAGTGCCTGTACTTACGCCACCAGTCCGACTGCGACCTTTGCAGCAGAGGGGCAATATTGCGTAGCGCAGCGGGATGCAACTTGGGCAAAGCTCTACCAAGTGTTGGGCGAAGTCCAAGCAAACCTGCGCCCAATGCCGACTGGGTACTCAGATATCGAGGCTGAACTGCCGGCGCTTGACTGGGGTGATGTGTGATCGAACTAAAGCGCAGGGCTCTTAATTTGTTCATTGCGCTCGACCAACTTCTGTACGTCCTCATCACACTCGGTCACGGCAACCCGGACGAGACAATCAGCGCTGCCGCGTACCGCCTGGAGCTGGAGGGGAAGATCGCCGGCAAGGCATCCAGACCGATCATCGACCTGATATTTTTTTTTGACAAAGAGCATTGCCGAAAGGCGTGGCTCTCTGAGTGGAGATTGCGATGCTGATTCCATTTCGAGATTTGGGGAGTGCCGGCATCCAGCGTGACGGGTTCGGTCCAGAGATGGCTCCGGGTGCTTTCACATCGGGCAATAACGTCAGATTCTCCAAGGGGTTTCTGGAAAAAATCTCCGGGCAGTCGAACTTTGCCGGAACCCTGTCAGATGACCCGCACGGACTTTTTTCGGTCTACGTCAACGGGATCCGATATCTTGTGTACGCCGGCACATCAGAGATCAACTGTGTCACCGCCGGGACGCACACGGACATCACCGGACCAGCGCTCACCTGCGACCCCAACGACATCTGGACGGGTGGCGTTTTGCCCGGTGGGATGCTGGTGATGAACAACCCGGCAGACCAGCCCATGTACTGGGCGGGCGATCCCGGAACACCGGTCGCGACGCTTACCGACTGGACATCAACGACAAGGGCTCAGGCTGTCAGACCGTTCCTGAACTTCCTGTTTGCCCTGAACATCAACAAGAACGGCACAGAATACGAACGGCTCGCAATGTGGTCGTCTGCTGCGGACGTTGGATCACTGCCCGCCGAATGGACCCCGTCATCGACCAACGACGCCGGCGAGCAGGACTTGGACGTAAGTAGCCCTCTGGTTGACTGCATCGGGTTCAATGACCGACTCCTGATCTTCTCAGAAACTGAAACCGTCGCGGCAACATTTATCGGCGCCCCGTATACCTTCAGGTTCCAGACGATCTCCCGGACGCACGGTCTGCTGACTCAACGCTGCGCTGCGATCATCCCGAATGTTGGCGTTTTGGCGGTCACAAAGGGCGATATCGTCATTCACACTGGATCGGAATCACCCCAATCTATCGCGTCTGGTCGGATGCAAGACTGGTTTTTCGACAACCTGAATCCCAACGTGTTCAGGAAGACATTCGTTGTTGAGAACCTGTGGAAGAACGAGGTTTGGATTTGCTTCCCGTCGCTGGCGTCAACCGGTGCCTGTGACAAAGCGCTGATCTACAACTTTGTCCTGAACACTTGGACAACCCGTGATTTGCCAGACGCAGCGGCGGCGGTCAAGTCTGTTGTTGATGATTCCGTTGCCGAGACCTTTGCGACGATTTCCGGCACGTTCTCGTCGGTCACGCTGGCTTTCTGTGACTACGACTCAGCACCCCAATCGGTGGAGCGGGTGGCAATAGCATCCGTTGACGGGTCTGCGATCTATCTGGTTGATGGCGGCTCAAGTTTCGCAGGGACAGCAATCTCTGCCAGTGCCGAGAGGCTTGGGCTGACGTTTGACAAGCCGGACAAGATCAAGACCGTGCGCTCCCTGCGCCCAAGGGTCGATGCTGCAGATGGGGTGGAAATAAGCGTTTACGTCGGGGCGAGCTTTGACCCGGAATCAGATTACACATGGTCCGGTCCACACACATTCACCGTCGGCTCGGACATGAAAGTCGATGCAATGGTCAGCGGGCGGTACATCGGTGTGAGGTTTGAAAGCACGGCGGCAAGCCCTTGGAGGCTAAGGTCGTTCGACTTGGACATTCAATTGCAGGGGGATTACTGATGGCTTTTTTTCCGCAAGAACCACCGTCCGACCCGGCTAGACTAGGGGCGTACATCTTGGATGAACTGCGCCGCCTTTCATCCTCCTTGAGTGCGCCCAATGAACTGCTAAGGCTCGCGGTCACGAATGTGGCGCCGCCCAAGCCAAGGGAGGGCGATGTCCGACTGGCTGACGGCACAAACT